AGATGAATTATTTGAACGTATAGTAAAAGAAGCACACGAACGTGGGCTACTAAAAGAGGATTAATGTCGAAAACTGCCCACGATTATCTATTGCTCTAATCCCAATTATGTTGTATCATTTATTTGCAACCAAAAGTATGAATATTCTTTTTCGTCGCAGGCGGTCGGCACTGTAATGGTGTCGGCCGTTCTGCGTATAAGTATATGTCATGCTCCAGTAATATTTTCTTGATATTGGTTCCCAATCGTATTATAATGTATATATCAAATATGATAAGAGGAGATGTAGTAATGGTTGATAGGAATATAATTATAGCCAAAGCAGGCGGAACTGCAGGAAAGGCTTCTGTTAATTATAAAATAAGCCTTCCGGCAGATATGGTCAAGGAACTAGGGGTAACACAAGAAGATAGAAAGGTAACCGTTTCTATGATAAACGGGAAAATTATTATAGAAAAAAAGATAGAAGAACATTGACATTGGTTACCAATAATGATATAATAAATATAGTTAAAGAAGGGCAAGCATCTTTAACAAATCAAATATGGAGGTTTAAAAATGTTAGATGAAAAAGATTTAAAATCAATTGCTGATTTACTTAATTCACAAACAAACATGATTCTAAACGAACTTGACAATGTTCAATTGAGGCTTACAGACAAAATGAATAGGCTGGAATCAAACATGGATGAACTCAAACAGTATTACAGAATCAACAAACTTGAAAACGAAAACACAAGCTTGCTTTTGCAGATGATTAAAGACTTGCAAAAAGAAGTGGAAGAATTAAAAAAGAAAATAGCTTAAACAGATACCAGAGGAGGGCGGGCTTGCCACCGCTCCCCCAGCAAGTAAATTATAACAAATCAAATTATAAAATACAAGGGGGATACAAAGATGAAAAAATTTACAGGATATATAAATTACGGGGTACTCTCCGCAGAGAAAAAACAGGTTTGGACGGCAAATGCTCCTCATGCCACTGCTACATGCAGTGACAAGGTAGAAATAGAAATACCTGAAAATTGGGAAATGTTTGAGACAAATGCAGGAGATATCATGCTCATGGCTCCGTGGGGTTGGAATTATGAACCAAATGAAGTCCTCACTGGTAACGAACATCCTTACTTTGATGTTATAGACAATGACGGCAATTCCCATCATATCAAATTGCAGTATAAAAAGATTTAAACTATTGACGGCCCCGGCGGGAGACCCGGAGCCTTACAGCGTTTTACAGTTGCCCTCTGTGCGTTGATAGTTACAGTAGTGCTCCTGTTTTATCAGTATAACACATCTTGCCGGACTTGTCGGCCATTTTCTGCATATTGTGTAAAATAATATCTGTTTTTGGCTGTCAAAATATTGTCAATTAATTGTCAGTATATTGACAACCGCTTCAAAAACTGCTATTATTTACTTGCAGATAGAAATATGCTGTATACCCGCTCAACCGAATTAACGTTTAAGCGACATGTAATGTCGTCGGACGCGGGGCCGCCATTTGGCGGTTTTTTTACTATAAGGGAAAAACATGGATTTGTTTGTTATTTAAACTTGTAAACAAATGCTTTATATGATATGATGCTTGCGTACACATTAACTGTGTAAAACACGAATCTGGGGACCGGCTGTAGCTGGCTCCCTTTTGTTTGCCCCGGCTCATCACCGGGGCTATTATTATGTCAGAAACTCGACGTCGAGCCAGATTACAGCAAGCTCTTAAATGTCTTATATCCTGCGATACCATCCACAGTAAGCCCGTGGTCACGCTGGTACTGCCGCACGGCTGCCTCCAGGCCAGTGCCGAAGCTGCCAGGACACTCTACGCCCTGAGGGTTGTAGCCTTTGAGCATAAGCAGGATCTCCAGTGCCGTCACCATGTACTGACACTCTCCCTTGCATACATAGTGGCTGCCCAGCGCCCGTTCTGTCGCAGGTCCCCAGATACCGTCTACATCCAGGCCAGCGCGGTAATCCATGTTAAGACCTGTCTGCAGTACCATAACAGCTCCCCGCCTTGTCTCAGGCCCGTCTTCACCATCTACATCAATCCCAACACTCGTAAAGTTATTAAGATGTATCTGTCCGTCTCTCCTGATCGGGCTGTATCCGGGTGCAGGTTTGGCGGTGTCAGGCTTTGACGTCGGAGCGCATCCACCTGTAATCTCTGACACAAAATCTCGGTAACAATGGTTGACATCAACTCTGCCTCCATTACCGGTCAGTCCTGGCACGCTTCCAGAGCTGCTGTACTGCCAGATGTCCACGTCAGGCACATTCGGAGCCTTAGAGCTGTACTTAGCCACCCACTTAGTATATTTGTCCAGAGCGCTGCCGATGATGGTCTTGTACCAATTCTCGTTGGCGTAGATGCCCACGGTGTAACCTGCCGCCTCCACAATATCAGCAAAGATTTTCGCCCCTCTTACAGCCTGCCTGCGGGTTCCTTCCTTTTCTTCCTCCAGATCATAGTATACGGGATATGACAGTTTGTATCCCTTAATACACCGGAGCACATGTGCGGCCTCACTACGGCTCTTTGCGTCTGTGTCAGCATAAGAGTACAAATACACCCCGAATGGAATACCAAGTCTCGTGCACTCGTCTGCATTGCGTTTCCAGTATTTATCATCCTGATCAGTCTGGTCCATACCGTATCCACACCGGATAATCGCTCCGTCAATATGGTTTTTGGCCTGCTCCCAGTTAATTCTCCCGTTGTGTTCTGATACATCAATAATCTTTAATGTCTTCATAGTTGTGTCCTTCCCCCGGCATTGCGCCGGCGCAAAAAGAGAGCGATCACTCGCCCTCTGTTTCTTTTTTACCATCTCTATTAATCAGTTTTGTAAAAGCCTGATGTAGTCCTGTACTTGCAAGTCCTGTAAAAGCGCCATACACCACTGTCTCCAGCGTTATGGTACCATTTGCCACACATCCTAGGATAGCGCCAAGAACAGCTAAAATAGAGGGTATGTACTGGTTACTGACCTTATCAAGCCATGTGATATGTTTAATGCAATAACCTACTACCAGGCAGGCCACTAATACTACCGGAATATAATAATCCTGTATAAATCCTAAATCCATAATCAAATCTCCTTTTCGTCTGAATCTGTTGGCATGTTCAATAATTCATCTTTTAACTTCGTGGCGACATCGTTCCCTCCCAGCGTATGGTAAGCCTCATACATGCGGCGTACATTCTCCTTTGCATAAATAGGACAGTTGCCTCTTTCTTTGTAATGGTTGTATGCCTGTATGATCCTATCTCTAAGCAGGGCTTCCATACCGCTGCTTATCGCCTTATTCTTTTCTGATTCCTCTTTCTGCTTTTTCGCCAAATTCCTGTATCCTGCGCCTATGATTGCCGTAATCGCAGCAAACAGCCAGACAACCCAGTTGTTGTCGATATATGCGATTATTTCGTGCAACATGCTCTCCTTCCCGCCTACCAAGCTGCTTTATGATATAAAAATAAGACCGTCTCCGGTCCTGCTCTTATCTCTGCCATATGCGGTTACTCTACCGGGTCAACCGGCGGGGCAACCGGCGGGTCTACTGGGTCTGGGGTAGGCTCTGGTTCAACCGGTTCCAGCACTAGGGTTTTGCTTGGTTTGACAGGCCACTTAATCTCAAATGGGAAGCCATCCTGCTCTGGTATATCTCTTAATGCCTCCCGGTATCGCGTCCATTCACCATTTAAGGCTTGCCCCAGTGTGGTTAAAAAATCTAACCATACAGTAAATGTCTTTCCGGCTGGCACCTGTAAGCCCAGTCTGTCAAGCACAACTTCTTTGTCGCTCTCTGCCAACATTTTGTCTCTGATTTTCCTTGCTGTTTCCGCCGCCGCTTCCACATCTTTTTCGCTAACTGCTGTTTCATAAGCTGTCTGTTGTACATCGGACTGCTCTGCCTTTGTGGTTTCATATAATTTCTGCATTTTCGCCAATCTTTCACTTTCTGTCACCATTATTCCCATATCTTTCCTCCTATCTTATTTTGATAATTAGTAGATTGCACAAGCCACCGCCGCACCGAGGGAACTGTGCGCATAGTCGCTGCCCACAGAACCGTCAGGGCGCACAAGGCGCACAGAGTAAGTGACCCAGGGGTTCGGAGACCGCAACCACCAGAACCTAGCAGCTCCGCTGCTATTGTATTTGATTCTGTCAGCGGCCAGTGCTCCGCTGTAATATGGGTACTGTGTTCCGTCTGCCACATTGTTCTCCATGCCTCCGAACACCTCTGAGTATGATGCCAGCCAGAATCTGTCCTGTGTTTCATAGGAACTGTTCAACTCATCCGCCTCCTCGTGGATGCCGTTGGACTTCGTTATGTGCGAACAGATTCCAACCACTTCCAGGAAGTCTGCCGGCAGTCCAGCCATAAATCCAGCTATTGAAGCGTTCCACGTTGGCGGCCTATCATATTTTGTCTGCGGTGTCCAAAATGTTCCTACTGCCTTATCGCTGTTCAGCATCTGTCTCAGTGCTGACTCCTTCCAGTTACTGGAACCGTACCGGATGCGGTGCGTGTGGTTGAGTGCTCCTTTTCCGTCTGCGGTTCCTAGATCCGTTCCCCCGGTGCCCTCTGTGACCGTCACCGTCTCCAGAGCTGTAGTGCTTACTTGCGTCTCATATGTACTTATCTTTGTGGCTGTTGACTGCGTATTATACGACCACGGAAACATAACCACCCCGCCCGCAGGCACGGCTTTTGTAAGCGTAAACTGTAGCGTCTTACCACCTCCATAACTGGTATCGTATCCTGCCAGTAGCGTAAAATGATAGGTTCCTGCCGCCATCGTTGTTTCTGCTTTATAAAGTGCCTCTGTATTATCAAACTGGATTGAGTTGATGACACAATCATGGCTCAGTAGAGTCATACTGTGTTCCATCCTACCATTTGGGTCCTTGTCATAATCGTGGGCTACTACATCCCAGATTATCTCTCCGTATGTTTCATGCTGCACCCTCAATTGCGACCCGACAGGAAATGCTTTTTTCCCAAATCCACTCCGAACTATGCGCTGTACAGATGCCCACGTACTTACTTCCGGTGTCTGCCCCGTGACCGATATAGCAATGAGATTGAGCGCCTGAGCTATCTCCTGCATGGTCGATTCGCGGGGAATGTTAATTGTACTCATAGTATCTACCTCCTTCTTAATAATTAATGTCCAGTCCCATATCATTGGGATTTATAGAGAGCCTTAACCCTCCTAATGTCTCCCGGATGTATGTCTCTGTGTCCACGGTGTACTCCAGGGAGATAACAGGCTGTAGCGGGTCATCTGTCCAGATGTGGGTAGTACCGGCATAACTGCACAGGGCATTCATGGCGGATTGCTCCTGGGGAGTGAGGGGCGTCCATGTCTCTGTGTCTTTGCCTATGTCGTATAAGCATCCCCACACGCCATCCCTGCATGTAAGCTTGTCCCACTGTGTAAGCGGACGGTCTGAGGTTACGGTGGCTGTGCGGCCTTTGTAGGGTTCCCAGCCGGTGTCTTTGTCTCCCAGTATTACACGGGGATAATAGACTTTATTTGTCAGCACCGTTCCTGAGTCTATTTGGGCATGGCGTACTCCTGTGACCTTAAAACCTTCGGGATATTTTTCCGGGTCAACAAAAAATTTGTATTGTGCCGGATATTCTGTGCCCATAAACAATACTACATCTGATATATAGTATGTTTTACCGGCTTGGAGCACCATTAATACATTATCGCCTGTAATATCTGCTGTATACTTGCCTAACAACCATACAGCGACTGGCGCACCTGTACCAGTGCCATTACTGGTTAATGTACCATCTGGGTTTACGACTGTAGTTATTCCCGCAGCGGTACCGCCTTTTGCTCCGGTCATATCAAGCAGGTTGTTTTTACACGATGTCACCTTCACCTCATACTTACCGGTCTTCGGGTTCAGTACCCCTACATTTTTCAGCGGCGCTTCTGCTTCCGGCTCCGGAACCCCATCCTGCACCGTCATCCCCTGCACATCCAGCTTGCGGTATCCTTTGCCCTCCGCCGCATCCTCCAGGGTAAGAAAGCTCCCCGCCGCCTCCCGTATGATTGCGCTTGCCGTGGTACGCTGGAGCTGTGCGGTGTTATCCCGGTTAGTATGTATCTGAGTGCGGTCTGCGGTTATCTCTGCCGCGGCTGTCTGGACATTTTTTACCTGGGTGGTGCCCTCCGCCTGGATGCGGGATACCTGGGTGTCTCCGGCCTCATTGACTCGCTGTGTCTGAGTCTGGCCGGCATTGTTTACGTCAGTTACGGCCTGCTGTGCGGTGAGGGTGAAATCATTATTGATTTTTTCAACTGCCCTTCTGTCCGCTGCGACCGCCCCCCTGTCCTCTCCTGTAGCTTTCCTGTCAGCCGCCGTCTGCTCCGCATCTTTTCCGGTCTGTTCCGCATCATTAAATGCCTTGTCAATAAGACCATCAAGCACACCGTATTTATTAGATCCCATAATAGCGTTATCATCCCTGGCTGATGCTTCAGTATAAAGGATGAAATTTGCTGTTGATACTCTTGCATCCCCCATCATAAGCTCTATCTGACAAGGCCGCCTGCCGCTGTGCAACATATCGGATGACAAAGGAGCCAGCACTTTATTATCCTGAATGGTACATTCGTTCCAAAAAGTACCGCAGGCAATTCTTGCGGTAACTCCGGCAGGTATCTGGTATTCCTTCCCTGCCTCCCTCAATGCGATCTTCAGGACGCGGCCTGTATCTCCCTGTTTTGCATAGACCACTTCCGTGCCACTGCTGTAAAAATCAAGTACGATATCATCCTTAATTATCTTCAGTTCGCTCATTTTCATCACCTTCTTTTTCGGCTGCCTCTCTCTGGATCGCATCCATTTCAATTGTCATTCTCGTCAACTCCGCAGCATATTCGGAAGCCCTCATTTCTTTCACTTTTACAGCCACATTCGCCAGTGCACAGTCCAGCCATGTGCTCGTAAGTCCATACTTTCGGGCAACTCCCATAACGGCGTCACCGATTTCAGCTTCGGCCCTGCTGATTGCTACAGGCGTCGAAATCTGTACTTTTCTCATTTCAGGAGCTTCTTTTTTCTTCATTTTATACCTCCATATCTATAGTCATTTCTAGTGGTTCTGGCTTCTCGAAATCTAACTCTTTTGGTTTCGGGTCCATTGCAAGTTTAACAGCCTCTTCAATTTGTTCATCAGTGTAAACCGTTTTCACTCCCGTATTTTCCAATAGTGATATGGCATTCACCGGATTAATCATTTCGTATAGCTGTTGTACGGAACGGATTAAATATGCTACAAATTTCATAAAGCTGACAGCGTACAAACCATTCTCCTGCTTTGTTACTGCCTCTGGGATAACTTGCATGACCTGCTGTGCGATCACACCCATCGGAACGTGGGTACCATCTGTTCTCCAGTCAAACTGTTTTACATTTATTTGCAAAAGCTTTTCCAGTGCATCCACTTCTGGGTCTGCGATATTGGCCTTTATACGCTCGTCTGACTGGTTGTAAATGTCATATCCGTGCATATTCAGGTCTGTGTAAAAATCCACTCCCGTGCCGTTATAAACGTTCACACCTCCTGCATTTACATCAAGTTTTTGCACATATGTGCGGTCCGGCTCTGCCCGAAAATAACTTGTACTGCTACCAGTATTGCAAACAATAAAGGACCCCGTCTGAGCGCCTATGGCACCGTTCCAGCTCGTCATACATCCAGAACTGCCCAGATTGACGTCGTATCCCTCACTGTAAAGGTCAGCCCCTAAATGCAAACCTTTTTCATCAAAAATACTATTTGCCTGGCTGAAACATAGCATTGTCGTATATGTCGTAGCTGATGATGACGTACGATAAGCAAGCGCCATGTATTTGCCTTGATATTCCAGGTCAATAACAAGCCCTTTATGGGCTGAATTCTTTGCCCATTGATTCGTACCAATTTTCCCTACATAATACCCATCCCTCCAAAAATGATTGCCGCTTTCATCAAAAGCAGAACGCTTTTTACTACTATTCACGGCTCCATCGTATATAGCAATCTCACCGGCACTGATCTGAACATATTTACTGCTGTTATTAAAGGCCGTTATCACCTTGTCATAATATTGCGTTACATAGCTCGCAAATTCATTTTGTGCGACCTTACTCTCAATGCTATTGCTCAGGATGGTCAATTGTGCTTCATTATAACTTTCATAGTTTCCTAACAGCTCTACATCTTTGACATATACTGGTACGCCGCTCACATTATCATAAATGTAAAAATAGCGGTTTCCATCTGTTGTCACATCATATTCAAGTTCAAATTCTTTCCACTCTCCTGGAGGGATTCCTCCTATAGGTGTGTACTTTGATGTATAATTAAAACTACACCGGACTCTTGCTTTTGCTGTACTACCCGGTTCGGCAGCGGCCTTGAACCTGACTTTAAATTTACCTGCTTTTACGTTCGTCCAATACTGCCGTATATAAGCCGTTGTCGGAGTACCTGAAAACCTCACACATTTCCCCAATACATCATCCGTTACAAGGGTTATTGCTGTCTCATCCGATACCGTCCATTCGTTTAAGCCATCTGAAAAATCACCATTAACGACGTAATTATGTTTGGTATCCTGTTCCAGCCGCTTTACGCTGGATGTGATCTCATCCGAAGCAAGAGATATCGCCGCTTTCGCATCTACAAGAGCCTGTGCTGCCGCGTTCTGACCTGCTTCTGTAGCATTTTTCTCTGCCGTATCCGCCGCACTCTGTCCTTCCTTCACAGCTTCTTTTTTTGCATTGTCTGCTACTGTTTCCGCATAAGCAAAAGTTGCATATGTTTTTGCCGCTGCCAACTCAATACCCTGCGCACTCACATTGATAGCGGATCTCATTTCTTCCGTCGTGGAATACAACTTCAGTTTTTCGTCTGTGGATTTATTTGCATTTGATTCTGCCGCGTTAGCTGCCGTCTGCCCGGCTTGGATTGCGGCAGTCTTTGCCTCATCCACCACTTGCGTGACATACATTGTAGTTGTATACTTCTGTTCTGCCTCTAACTTGATGTCATCGGCAGATTGTATAATGGCAGTCCGCACCTCTTCTGTGGTGGAATACAGTTCCAGTTTACCGTCTGTATATTTCTTTGAGTTATTCAGCGCTTCGGTCGCCTTATCTTCGCTATATTTTTCAACAGCGCGCCTATATTCTGATGATAATGTTTCTGACTGTATGCTGCCTGCCTTGATGATTGCTCCATTCAACTTTCCCACCGTTATAAGGCTGGCATTTATTTGCCCATCCGAAGTTAACGCAAGCTCATATGGGCCGTTATACCCGTTTTTTGAGTGCCCCAGGCCGCCAAGATTAAACCGCCACATATTTTTTGCGGTATTTACATCTTTAGTATCCATGACCAAAAACTCATATGGGTTATGATCTGCGTCATAGTTCAGGCGGACATTTCCGCCTTTGGCACCTGTTATAGATTCAGTCGCACGGTCTATCGCCTCGTCCATGAAATTCTTCTGTTGCTGGCCCTGAGACTTGATCTCTTCTTTTACCTGCTTGATGGTGCTTTCTATCCGTGGAGCCGTGGCCGATATCGTAACAACATCCAGATCATGCCGTTTCGGATATTCCCGGTATTCCACCACACGGTGCTTTATGTGCACTCTGCGCCGCCGGTCAATCAATGTGACCATTTTATACAGCCACATATCAGCGTTAAAGTTTCTTACATCACATTCGTAAGAGCGCACCGGATATGCGAGGGTTTTAAGTTTCTCCTTTGCCGCCTGCAGAAGACTGGATGCTACTGTATACCTTTCATCACTCCATCCTATAGATATCGTGCGGTTACTGTATGTCTTATCCTCTACATACTCTTTCCCGCCATTGATTCCGGCAAAAGTAAGGGGAATCCCTTCATCGTCCTTCTTGCCATATGCATACAGCCTTGTGGCGAAATCAGCACTGTTCCCGGTAAACCCCAGGCTCCGCAGGTTTAATTCTTCGGTAAAATACTCGCCACTATCTGTATAAGATTCCGGGTTTATCACATATAGCTTTTTACCAGGGACATCATAATTAACGACTGCTCCATATATCTCACAGGCCCTTGTCAATATATCCAGGGATACCACGCATTCCATTGGAGTTTCCTCGGATGCCTCCACTGTGTCACGCTTTGTAAATACGCCTGCGCCCAGTATCGTCCACCCTGTCGGCTTGATATCATCCAGAACCTCTATGAGTAATGCATTCGTCTTTCGGTATTCCTTCCAGAATCGTTCTCTCCATGCATCCAGGTCTATGTCGCAGTCCACAACTACCATACCGCCATGCTCATCCACATTTTTTACAGCATAGATGTTATTCCCATCCGTGATGCGGACCTCTTCAGCGATATGTTTGTACGATTCATGTTCCGGTGAGAGTTCAAATGTCAGTACATCCCTGCCGTCATACTTATGGCATATGCTCCATGCATTCCCTTGCAGGTTGAGCGGATACAATATACTATTGTCACCTGCATCATATATTTTAAGCATGGTATTCACCTCACATAAAAACCGGGTAAAATGAAACCTTAACCGGCATATTTGCCGACATAACGATTTCATTCATACCCGGTCTTATTTTCGGAAAATCTATAATATCCGTATCCAAAAAGCGGTTTATGCCACCGGCGGTGACTTTCCCTTCGATTCCATCAATAATAAACGTCTCCTTTGCCTTTAAATTTTTTACGGTTATCCCATTTATCTTAAAAGATGAAGTTGCCGTTGTTGGCGTGATCTCCATCCGCATCCCGCTTTCCACATTCCCCAAATTCTTTACAGATCCATTCCCCGTTAACTCATGTGTGACAAGCGGCAGCCTTTTGATTACAATAAAATTCATCGTTACCAGGTGGTAATATTCCACGCCTGTATCATCGTCACTGTATTCTGTCAAGATCGCAGGGTATTCAAATCGGCTTGCTGTTGTCTGTATGACACATTTCCTACAGGCTACCAGCAGATTTGAAATGTTTTCCTGCAGATCTTCTTCTGAGTTTCCACAGACATAGAACACCATTACCGCACCTTTACCATCCAAAGCACTGCTATATACATTAAATGCACTCACTCCAGTATTCTCTGTATAATCAAGAGTGATGGCACCGGGTAGCATATAAAACTCCTTCAGGTCCGCCGCATACTCACGATATACGTCTACGCCATCTATATAGCACTCGTCGCCTATCCGCTTGTCGTTATTATTGTTAAAAGCAATCAATTGCACCACCTTCTTTCCTATTGTAATATTTATAAAAACACCGCCCATTTCTGAGCGGTGTAATTATCATGTTATGCTTTTCTCATTTCTGCTTTAGCAGCCTTCATGCCTTGTACATATCCCAAAGTGAAGCCATTGCGGATTAAATCAACAGGATGATTGCTGTTTTCCAGAATATCGTCAAAGTTTTCTGAATACACATCATATCGTGCGTTGATTTTCCCACGCATTTCTCTGATTATTCCCATTGTGTTCTTTATGCGTGCCATGTTACGCCACCTTCCTTCCGAGGATTCTTTCAAATTCTGGTATAACGGTAGCAAAATATACCCACGTATCACATTCGTGTGAAGAATGGCGGCTTTTATCCCTACGATATTCCCCGAATTCTGGTACTTTCAAGTTATGCTGGTTTGCGATTTTTCCAACCTTGTTTGCCGAGATCCCAAACATATTACCAATCTCTGCAGCCGAATATGATTTACGCTGTTCAATTTCCGGTAATGGGATTATTCTTTCACCTGCAAGCACTTCACTTGCCTTTGAAACCAATACGTTTTTATATGTAGAAGATAATGTGTCCACCTGTGCAAGCTTCATGTAGGTTTGCGCCATCCTGGAACGGGCATTCATTTCCATAATCTTGAAGCGCTCCTCTGATGTCTTCTTTTTAGGCATTTCATATGAACCACTTTTTCGTAGGGTTGGAAGTACATCATCTGTCACCCAATCAGTAAACACTTCTGCATTAGGTTTCCGGCTCTTGAAAACTAACTTATATACACCGCTTTCGGTGAGGAATTTCTCACCCGCATTATTAAGTTTTCGGATGTCCTTATTTCGGACATCTGAATTTTTGACTATCAGTGCTTGCTTGTCATTCATTCTAGCGAGGTAATTTCTTACAGCGCTCTCGGATAGTTCTAAGCATTCTCCCACATGGTATGGATTAAATAAAACCTGTCCTTCAATCTCGAAAATCTCTACTTCGTGTCCTTCAAAAATCATTAATTCGTTCATATTTTTCTCCTTAAAATTTGACATTGTTAAGGAAATCCTTTATACTATATGTAGGGACTTCCCTGGTTACTGAACAAACACATGCCGACCAAAGCTAGTGTGTTTGTTCTTTTTTTGTTCACTTAAATACAATCATATTCACCCCCTTTATATTCTCTGATTCTAGGTTAGCATCCCTTTTGGGGAATGTAAATCCCCTCGTCCCACCATAAATGAGACATTCAAATGGCGTGAATTGGCACACAATGGCACTCACAGAGATTGCCGATAGTTCCTATGAACCAGCTAAAATAAAGGATTCTTAGAAATTTTAGACACCTTGACAACTCATCAAGTGTTCCTCCGCTTGTAACCACTGTATTTGTTGGATGTTTCGATGATATCCTGAAAATTTTTGAGACATCATGGATTCTATAAAATTTTTATAAACTCCAAATTCGCTGTGTTATTCAGTTTTTTCTTTTTTTAAGTCCTCTTTTATAAGGTCTGTAATATAGCTGGTCATATTTTTCTCTTCTTTAACGATTTTGATACTTGCCTGTTTCCATAATTCCTTATCAATATTAACCCCTATCCGTTTCATGGCGCTTTCTCCTTTCTACGTTTTTTCGTAACTTGTAATATGATTATATTACGAAAATATGTAGTTGTCAACAAGAAGTTTATGTATTTCCGTAATACCCATTTACAATTACGACTTTTCGTGTTTTAATATATGTAGAAGGAAGGTGAACTTATGGGATACGGTCAAAAACTTAGAAACATTCTTAATGAAAAAAATCTTACTGTTGCAGAGCTTTCCAGGATATCTGGAATAAAACCTACAACACTATATACCATCATTGATAATGACAAGGACGATATAAAAGTCAGTGTTGTTAAAAAAATTGCTGATGCAATCGGAGTCAGTCCTTTTGACATCTTATGGGATGAGCCAGCTACGTCAATGACCGAGCTTCAATCCAGATACGAAAAACTCGGATACGATACAACCGGTAAAAAAACAGATGAAGCCGGGCGCCTGGTCGGACGCTTTGAGCTCACAGGTGCTCTTGAAACCTCGGACGAATCTTTCAATTTCGTCAAAGATTATCTTGAACTTGACGGCAATTCCCAGGTGGATATAGAAAAAATCGTCGCAGTATACATCTCTATGGAAGATATCGGCAGAAAAAAAATGGTTGAATATTCCCAGGACTTAGCTAAAATTCAAGAATACCAGAATAAATAAGCATAAACAAACCCCGCCTGATTTTTCAAGCGGGGTTTGTTTATTTCAGTAGCGTTGAAATTACTTGCTCGAGGTATTTAGCACCTGCCGAAATACTGGCAGTATCTTCTGCTCCAGTCGGCAACAATGTTATTTCAAATATTTCATACCCATCTTCGTCCAAAACTTTAAACGCATTATAAAATCCATCTTGTGCTTGTGATGTTTCATCCTTCATTAGAGAACTCACAATAGTTCCTATGGATACAATTTCATCATACAAGGTTTTTATAATCGCATTATCTATCTGCCCTCCTTGAATGATATTATATTGATATCCAACGCCATTAACGATTCCATAATCAACTTTGCAATCAGTGTCATCTTCTATTGTCTTTGAAATAATACTGGGAAAAACCTCTTCAACCTGCTTTTCGTTTGATTCGCCCGCCATTGAAATGATTTTTTCGGCCTGTTCTTTATTTAATTCCTTAACATCTTTTAACTCCTGCTTAATCGTATCAAAATCTTCCTGCGAAATTTCGGAGCCACACCCACCTGACAATACACAAATAATAAGCAGACAAATTGCGATTAATCCTTTTCTTTTCATTTTTCTCCTCCCACAATACATATTTATAAGCATTATATACCATAATATATACATTTTCAAACTTTTTTGGATATTAACCTTGATATTGTGGGGGCTGTTTTTCTACCTATTATTTCGTAATTTACATCATATACATTGCCGTCTTTCATCTCTACACTTATTTCTGGCTTTATTGGGGCAGCCCTCAATTCCTTTGCAATTGATTTTGCCAATCTATCATAGTCGATGGTATTGACGTCCGATTTAATTTCAATCGTTTTTCTTACATCAGATGGCATTATGAAATCATTGTAATTCAAGTTTTTTCCAACAGGTTCTATATTCATGGCCTTGTTCATTTCTTCCATAATCTGAAGTGCCGATTTTCTCACCTTATCTTTTTGAGCTACCATCAACTCTGCGTAGCGCCCAATAAAATGTTCCGGCCACTGCTCATAGTTACGCAACGGGCCTTCGTCCGGCCTGGTAAAATGCAAATACCTTGCGGCTGCATCTGCCAATCCAGAAGCTGCATCCGCTACATAATCCCATTTAGAACTTATGCCATCTGCCAATCCCTCGCCTAAATGTTGCCCCCATATAAAACTTTCATCATAATCTATTGATTCAATTCCATCAATACCACTTTGGGCAATACTTTGTCCTTGATTAAAAATGTCGTTAGAATAAGATTCCATGCCGGATGCGAGACTTTGTGCTGTTTCCGTCCCTTCTTTTTTTGATTCATCTGGTATGTTCTTACTTTTCAAGCCATCAATTAGGTCAGACGCCATTTTTTTCACTGCATTTATGGCTTCTTGCTTCCTTGTATCAATTTCATTTGTATAACCTTGAACACTATAATTGGCATATAAACCAAATTCACGAGAAGGTGAATTAATACCTAGCTTATTTCTGAACTTATCCATTATTTCTTGCGCCCAGACTCCAATAGCAGATGTGCTGCTTCCTTTATTCTGCTCAATTGATGCCCGAAACCCCTCAACTGTCTGCCATGCAGAATCTTTAGCTTTACCACTTAACTCCTCTTGCTTTTCTGATAACGCATTTATCTGCGTCTGGGACAAATCAATTCCAAGATTATGAAGGTCAGACAATATCTGTTCTTTCTCTTCGGCAGTTGCTGAGGGAATTAATTGTAGTAACGCTCTCACCGCTGCATCAGTTTCGCCTTGTTTAGAGTTCAGTGTTTGGACTAAAGTGTCCCCACCTGTTATTCCCAAATCAGATAATTGTTGTATTATTTCAGGCCTTTCCGTTTCTGTTGCAGTGATGAGCTGTTGTAGTAGCTCCGTAGCTTGTTGTTGCACTTGTGGTTTTGCATTTATTAATTGTTCCAGAAATACTTGCGGTATCTGAACCCCCGTATCGTTCATAGCCTGCACAGAAGCCGCTCCACCAATAGAAGCCCCGTTCAACACCTGCTCAAATACTTTTTCTGTGGTATTATATACAAGGCCGAATTTATTTTCCATTGCGGTAGTGAGTTCGTCTGGTATCTTTTGACCACTTATGTCTGCCGCTATTAATGTATTTTGTAATTCTGGGGAATTTGCCACCTGCGCAGCAAGCATTTCCCACATATGGTCAGTATTTCCACACATGGCTTCTAATTCATAGTAATCAATAAGCCCATCATTTATATTTTGTGGTACACGTTTGCCCGCATCTGTATATGACTTGGCGATAGCTTCTAACTGCGAAATATCAGGCTCCATGTTTTTTATTAATTCAGCAACAGCGCCCTTAGTTCCTTCATTTATGCCTTCAATACCAGCATCTATACTACCAGCTACATTATTCCAGAAATTCTTCCAATCAATTTGCGTGTGTTCCGTTTTTCCATAATTCAATAGTTTTTCGTTAAACGCACTGGAGAACTGTCTTAGATAGTTATCTATGTCATCATCATAATTGTCTGTAATTGCACCAATTTCTACATTAACAGTATCAACTACAAGATTTCCAAATTCTCTATTGGCTTGCTGCTCAACCTCTTTCTTTTTCCGTGTAATCTCTTGAATAGTTTTTGCGTCATTACTTTCACTCAATTCAACCTGATACGGAATCAGCAACTCAATTTTTGCCTGTTCTATTTCCTTTTTTCTGGAATCTATTTCCTTAGTGATTTGTTTTTGTACCGCCTCAAAGCTTTCCGCGGTCAGTCCGGTTCCTGTATTGGCACTTGCCTGAATGTTTTCTAATTTAAGCTGATACTCAGCTTTCGCGATCTTATCAAGCTCTTTTTGTATCTCCTCCCTGGTACGACTGATAGCGTTCATCTCTTCATCAGTCATCACATTATCTTCCCAGGCATTATTAACCTGGTCAGCCAGTTTCTCCCCAAGAGCCTGTAAATCGCTGTACAGACCGTTATAAAAATCATCAGAGAATTGCTTGAAATTATCGTTGGATGTGGTTCCAGGCTCAAATACGGCGTCTATGGCAAGGTTTGCAGTATAATGCTGCTGTTCTATGTAATCCTGTACACTGGTCACATAGTTGTTCACAGATGATTTATAGTTCTCGCGTTCCTCCTCTGTGAGTTCCATACCTACAGATACTTTCCACTCTGCCTTATTCATATCATCAACAGCGGTCTGAATACTACTCTCAAACTCTTCGAGCTTCTGCCGGGCCTCTATCTCTGCATCCAGACGCATAGTCCAGTCATTAGTGGTCAGCCTCTTTGCAACGTCTTCCACCTCTTCAGCAGACAGCTTTACGGTTCCGAAGTGTTCTTCCAGATTAGCCTTTTTAGCCTTTTCATTGGCGATCGCAAAAGCAGTACCCACTCCCACAATGGCAGTCGTAGCAAGCGCCGCCACTCCCAAAGGAGATCCCAATTTTGACAGTATCCCGGAAAACCCTCCAACGGATGAATTTGCATTCAGCGCTCCTTTTTCTACTGCCTCCATACCATTTTTCAGCACATCCGCTTTCGCTTTTGATTTACCAAATGATTCAAGCAGGGAGCCGACGCCAGAAGTCATTTTCCCGATTCCCGTTGTTGCTGTACCGGTCACTTTTAAAACTGGGCCAAGGGCTGCGGCAAATCCAGCCGCTTTTAAGATTGCCTCCTGTTCTTTCGGGGAAAGTTTGCTAAACTTCTCAGCCAGATCGCCGACAAATCCGACAGCCTTTGTCACCATAGGCAGAAGCTTATTACCTACCTCTATACCGGTGTTTTTTAACTTATTCAGTTCCTTTTTGATTTTCCCCATATCGGAATTATTCATTTTATCGAATGCTTCTTCTGTGGCACCGGCGCTACCCTTCATAGCATCCATAGCGCCCTGCATATCCTTTGCACCTGTGTCAGAAGTAAGGACCATCATAGAGTTAAGTCCCTCTACAGAGCCGAACAATGTAGCAAATCCGCCGATTGGACTATCCGCAGCCTGCGCGAGCGTTTCCATGCTCTGCTCCATGCCTTTTGTCTCTTTTTTGAGATTCTTGTATTCGTCAGAGCTTTTTTCTCCCTGCTCTTCCAGTTCTGCCAGCCTTAATTTATTTACTGCTACTTTTTCAGACAGTTCCGCAAATTCTGGGGATGCTTGCTGCAGTGCTGCCTTTACATCCTCCATTACGCCTGTCATCCCTTTAGATTGCAAAGCTGATGCAGAGAAATCAAGCCCCAAAAGGTCCGCCGCCTTTGCCGCCTCCGTGGATGGGCTGATAATATTTGACAGGGCCGCCTTTAGTCCGGTCACCGCCTCACTGGTCCCGATACCGTTTTTAGTAAGAGTTGCCATGATAGACATTACCTCTTCTATGCTCATATCAAGCTGTGAGGTAATAGGAATGACCTGCCCCATGCTGGACGCTAATTCGCCGAATGTTGTCTTACCATAGTTCTGCGTCATCAGCATCATATCAGAGACTTTCTGCATATTATCCACACCAGAAAGACCATAACTGTTCATGATCGTGGTCAGTCCGTCAACCGCAGTCGCAGTGTCCGTAAACCCGCCTTTTGCAGCCTTTGCCGCAATCTCTGTATACCCTATTGCATTTGCCGTATCTCCTGTGGCAGAAATAGTCTGATATAATGCCTCATTAAAGTCTGCAAAAGCAACTCCCGTATCATTGGAGACTTCCATTGCACCCGCGCTTATCTGATCCATGCTCAAAACTGTCTCGTCAGCGATAGTGGATACTTTAGCAAGGCTGTCGCCTGCCTGAAGAGCGAAATTGACAGCAGCCCCACCAGCTCCCACAAGGGGAGTAGTCACTCCGACGGTCAGCTTACTGCCTATGGAGTTTATCTTATCACCGGCGGCCTGTATCTTGTCTCCTGCGTCCTGCATCTCCCGCCCGAATATCACCGCTGTGCTCTTTGCCTCTGCAAGCTGTACCGCCATATTTGATATAGATGTCTCCGTTTCGTTTACCTTGGTTTGGAAGTCTATGATTGCCTCCTTGGACTCATCTATTTCCATATCCAGAGCGTTATGTTCGGATTTTAGCTGTTCAAGCTCATTGCGGTATTTGTCTGTCGCATCAGCGGCTTTCTCGTATGAGCTGATGATTTCTTTATGCTTTTCTGTTACTTCTTTATACTTATCTGCTACTTCTTTATGCTTTTCTGCTACTTCTTTGGCCTCGTCACTGTTCTTCCCGTATTCATCAGTGACAGCCTTTATTTCCTTCTGCGCAGCCTTGTATTCATCAGTAACAGTCTTTATCTCCTTCTGTGCAGCTTTATACGCATCAGAAATGCTGTTGAGCTTTTCTTTTGACTTTTCATACTGGCTGGACGTGTTCTCAATCTTGTTCTTTAACTTTGCCTGTTCTTCCCCAGATCGCTTGATAATGGTGTTTAATCCATCTATCTCCTTTTTATATACAGTGGTCTTATCCTTTGCCGTAGAGATGTATCTTGACAGGATATTTGCCCGGTTTGCAGCCTCCTCAAAAGCAGATCCGGTCCCTTTACTGACCGCCTCCAGCTTATCAAATTCTGACTGGGCCAGTTTCCCGCTGCGCTCGATCTTCTCCAGTTCTTTCTGTGCGCTGGATACCGAAGATTTCATGTTCGATATATCAAGCTCTATATAACCTTTTGCTACACCAAAATCTTCCATACCATCACACTCCTAACCTTGCGTAGAAATCACTCATGCTGTTTGTCTCTACCTCATATACCGGTGTTTCTCCATCCCGTATACGGTTTAAAATATAGTTACAAGCCTCGTCAAAACAGAAGGCTGTATATTCATCGTCTATGCCCATTATCTCACTGGGCTTTCTTCTTCCCGACAGGTTTAGTATCCTGTTTAGATTTTTCGATTTTACGAAACACTTTGAGGGAATCTACCCCCGTCTGTGTGTAATTGTATATGTAGAGGAGCTGCTGGTCTGTAAGGTTGATACCGGCTTCCTCCAGTTCGCTGTAGCTCGGTTCCACCATAGACGCTTCTGCTACGATGGTCAGGACTTCGCCCAACTCTTTCATTCTCTCTCCGTTATCCATTGCCTTGTTAACGCCATTTTTAAACAGCTCAGATGCCACGCCCAGCAACGGGTTCGGAATATCTCCCTTCTGTGCAAGCTGCATGATAGACGGCCTTTTGAGCACAACAACAAGCGGTTCTGACTCTGACGTAAAACCGGGAAGCTCCACTTCGGAGCCTCCCGCTATCTTTTTTATCTCTTCAATTTTCGTTGCCATATATCCTCCTTATGAGATTGTCGGCAGTTTGTCCACGTATTCGATTGTATACGGCGGTTCCCCATTCGCCGGGCTGGAATTGATGGTATATTCTGTTGCCCGGAACACATCATCTTCGGAGTTCAGACCCGCCGGCTGTCCGGTACATCCCGGATAAGATGTTTTCTCATATCCTGTGATCGCAGATCCGGACATCTGTGCGGAATATGCATCAAGTGTAAATTCTACCGGTGTATAATCTTCACCAGATACCGGCGGCGTATACCCCGTAATCTTCTGCTGTTCATTCTTTGTGATCGTACCACCCTGTAAAATCTCAATAAGTTCCAGGATGGTCAGATTATCTGTAAGTGTAAGCGTATGCCCTGTCAATGTCTTTTTCTCGGGTTTCTGCGCTTTTAATACTCCTTTAATCATGCATTTTACTGCATCCGTAGTTTCAAGCTGCGGTTCTACCCCCAGCTTTGTGCCGGATGTGATCGCAATGCATTTCGGGGTGGTCTCTTTTGTTGTAACTACGATCATACAACAATCAATCGTAGCCTTTTCTGTTCCTCTTTTCGGCGTTGCTCCTGCCATATCTTATCTCTCCTTTATAATCTATTTACTTTGCTCACCCGTGGGGACTGATAATACAGACCTGCTGTATATGCCTCCACATCGTCATCCAGGTAATGCGGCTGCTGGTCATCCACCAATTTTACGTGAGGATACAAACTGTTCATACAGCCTTGTACCGCATCTATATATCCAGCAAACTGGCTATATCTCGCCGCAGGATAATACAACAGCAGTTTGTACCGCTGTCCTTCTACGCTGTATTCTAATCGGCTCCCCTCGCTTTTGAGTACGATATAAGGATCTGTGCATTTCCCTTCATGCTGTCCCATCGAGTAGACGTCGAACCCTCCGCCTGTCAAATGCAGAAAAATCTCTTCCCAGGTCATTTCATGCCCCCTATCATTTTCCAGCAGCTCTTAATGACCGCCGGTGCCTCTTTCTTAAGCGTAGGATATATGATGGCATATTTTTCCTCGTGTCCGAATTCCAGCTGCGCACCGTAATTAACTCCATGTGCAAGGTATATCCGTATGCCGGTATCCGTTACTTTGCAGTATCCTTTCATCCGCTGCCGGGCATGAGCTGTCCTGTCTGTCCAGGGTCTCTCCTCCTGCGCTTTTCTCTGCAGGTCTGCCGCTACTGTCTTACCATAGGCTACAAGCGCTTTCTCCGCCCTCTGTGGCATTCTCCCAAGCTCTCTGTACATTTCATCAAAATCGAACATCAGACCGCCTCCAGAGATAAATCAAGGCACAGGTGCAGGTTTCCCAGGTCATCTATGCCTATCACTTTATATGTAGCTCCATCAACAGTAACCTTATCGTTCTTATTGACATCTTTCGTATACCGAATCAATAGTTTTGGCTCCTTCTGTGTCCTCACTTTGCCTGCCTCAACCAGTGATACGTTCAGAAACCCATTCGCTTCATGGAAAAGACCACGGCATTTCAGCCAGCCTTCCTCCCACGCCTTCTCATGGAATTTGTTTTCAATCTCACGGGAAAAAGAACATTGCTGTCCATGCCGTTCCAATACTCTGCATATTTGATGCATCTGTAGCTCAAATGCCATCCTATCACCCGCCTTTTCTTACAGTTGTACAGTTCGGGCGGTACATGGATGCAAGCCGAAGCCAGTATGCATGTGTATCTGCTATAGACAGTCCAGACACATTCAAGGAGCATTCTTCTGCCTTAATAATAAGGCAATGGTACGCCGCAAGATCAATGTCATTCCCAGCGCGCTCTAACTGCATAGTCAGTTCATCATCGGTAAAAAATGGCACGTCATTTTCCCTCAGGATTACGCGCAGTTTCTCAATAGCATCCATGTATGACCTCCTTATGCTGTTGCGTTTGCCGCAAGCTTATGTTTCAGCGCAACAATTGGGATGTTTTTAAGCTGCTTTTTCAAGATCCAGTTTGCAGGTTTTTCCAGATCAGCATTGTTTGCATACTTCTTACCGTTGGACGGTACCGCAGCCGGGTTCCATGACACGCCAAGCGGATGCATTACCAGCGCACGACGGTTAATCAGTACATTCTCAGCTTTCATCTTGTTTCTGTCTGTCTCCACGCCGATCAGTCCCATCGGCATACCGTCATTTCTTGCGAACACTCCTTTGCCCAGGAAGTATGTCATGTAAGTCTTATTTGTTGTGTCATACGGCATACCATCATCCACGATGACCTGATATCCAAGATAATAATCAATCTTGATCTTCAGCGTAGCGTCATACTCCGTTTCAATATTCTGCTGTTTCTGGAGCTGTGTGTAAGTGGCAGAGTGCATAAACACCATACCCAGCTTGTCAAACGCATCTCCCATGAGCTGTTTAGCATCAAGTGTATTATCCACACCAATGATACAGTCAGTTCCCGCGGCCGCTGATACATCCAACACATGCGCTTTCAGCGCGCCTTTAGACGGGTCCAGAATACCTTTCAGGATTGACAACATGATAGCCTGTTCTCTTTCATTCCACCAATCGGCAGAAAGATTGATAATAGCGCTCATAGGGTCACTTCCTCCAAATACTTTAGATAAGTCTGTGTCACCCCATGCTTTCTGACGGATCAGCAGCGTAGCTACCTCGTTATCGGTTGTGATCTTGTCAACACCGATCTCCTCCTCGCCGAACACCTCATCTTCTCCGGTTAACGGATTGTAATACGGCATGGTGATAAAATTCCCGCCTTTGGGCATGCCACTGATTACCTGTGATACTGTCGGGTCAGATGTTACAATACCACTTCTAACAAGAGTGGATTTTTCCGTTGTTCTGTCAATAATATACTGTGCGAACTTACTCGGCACGATCTGCATATCCGCAATACTTGTAATTGCCATTCTCTAATTCCTCCTTATTCTACATTTGCCTCTGCTTTTAATCTCTTTGCTTTCTCAGGATCGTTGACCTCCATCATCATCTGTTCTGTAAGGTTCCATCCCTTTTCTGTGTACGGGTTCTTCTCCGGCGGAGTAACTTCAGTACGTTTCCGCGGAAAATTAGAAGGATTGCCCGTCCCTCCAGGCTGCACTTCCTGGAACTGCCCAGCATACTGTTCTTTGACGGATTTCATAAAGTTCTCAGGGTCTTTTACTTCACCCTTGTCATCAAACTCTACACCGTCGCCCAGCTTATACAGCAGATAGTCTGTGTCTGTACATCCTTCCTTTGACAGCAGGACACGCAGTTCGAATTCTTTCTTGTCCTTCGCTCTGCCTTCCCGCTCCTCTGTAAGCTGCCGCTCCAGATCTTCCACATCTACCTTCTCCAGCTCACCAATCCTGTTATTTGCAGTGATAAGGTCGGCTCTCAACGTCTTGATCTCCGTGTCCTTTGTGGTGAGCTGCGTTTTAAGCGCTGTGATCTCAGCGCCATTCTGGTCCAGCACCTTGTCAATGACGTCTTTTTCAAGGCCCAGGCCCTCTAAAAATTTCCTGTCCATATATCTCCTTTCCCGGCTACACGTGTTTAACGAGGTTCCGCAACCTCCGCCGTCCCGTAGTTTAACGACTTCGGACCGGTCATTTTTGCATAATAAAAGCCCGGTTTTCTCCAGGCATATTATTTTTTATTACTTCAACCATTTATCAAGCGCCGGATTGCTCGCGCCTTTTGCCCAGGCTGTCAGCTCGTCTGCGATTTCATCATATGATTTCGTAATCACTGCTGTAATGACACACATTCCGTTTGGGTGGTCCAGCGGTACATTGTACTTTTCAAAAGTTTTTCCGTCACGCTCTCTGCACAAGTCACATGTTCTTTTCGCATTATTTGAGCTATGCCACTGGTATTTTACAATGAATGGATTATCTTCCGTACTCCTCACGAATGCCATTTGATATGCATGTGTGATTGATGTACGGGAGAGCCGCTGTGCGCAGTAATCTACGACTTCTTTACTTTTTGGATATACTTTTTTCCATTCCCAGGGCTTTCTGGCCTCTGGTTTCAAATACATTTCCAGATCACGCGATAATTCCAGGGCGGACTTCTGTTCAATTATCCCCCTCTGGATGATATATCCTATATCTGTGTCAAATTGTTTCTTATAGTTCCATAGCCGTTCTGACAGTCCAGTGAAGTCCTTGTATATGCCGCCGCTCATAAGCTCATCTGCGCATTCCTGCGGTATCGTGGAAAAAACGTCTTTAAAACGTTCTGACACGCTCTTATCCAAGGATGACCAGAACGCCACCTCTGACTGTGTTACGGCCTCTGCAGTATCCAGTATCCCTTTCTTTACAAGGCCTTGCAATTCGTTGTACAACTCTCTACTTCGGGATTTGAGGGCTTTTGCATAGTCCTTCATCCATCTGTAAGTCAAGGTAGTTTTATCATGCTTGTGCAGCTCATGCCCGAACTCCTTTGCTATATCGCTGTACAGCTTCGCTATCTGCCGCCGCTGGCTCTCTGTTATCTCTATCCGCTTACGCTGTGATTCTTCTGCCAGTTCCAGGTATTGCCGTATATGTCCGTATGGCAATTACATCACCCCTCCGGGGAAGCTTTCTTCCAGCATCCTCTTTTCTTTCACCATTTGCTCGATTTCTGAATCGGCATCTTCATCGGTCATTCCTTTGTGGTCCGGCCCGCCCCATTCTTTCAGGTATGATTTGATGGACCGTCCTGTGCCTACTTCCTGCAGGTCAAGCGCCCTCTCTTCTGCCTCATCCTCTGGTAGCGGATACTGGTTTTCAATGGTAATGATGTGTTCCGCATGCTGAAAATCTCCATATATGGTTTTAAGTCCAGGGAACACTTCGGCAGCATACAGCAGTAATTCAGCCAGCCATTCAAGCGCCGGTTTCCATGCCATCCATTTTGCCTCGCAACGGCATATAAGAGGCCAATATAGCATCTTTAGTCCCTTACCGGATGTCATTAACCCCTGTGTCTTTTCCAGGCTTAAATCTGGGATTCCCAGGCTGTCATGCATGTTTTCATTGATGTTAGCCAAAGTATCTTTATACGTATCGCCATAGCTGAAGCTATTCTCTATAGTCCCTGTCGTTGGCGTTTTACCGTCAAGAACGGGGTCCGCCTGTAGATCCCATACAACACCCGGCTCATTCACCAGTTTCTTAATGGCCTCTGGTTTTGCTCCACTTACCCATGTAATTGCATTCATGGTTTTTCTTACGGTGTCCAGGTTAGCAGAACGCATCTTACTGTACCATGAGTCCTCATCCTGGATCATTTCCACGTCGGAATCTCCATCCATATCTCCCGATACCCCGTCATTAACAATCACATATACTGGGATTCTGTCCAGGCCAGTGTCACGGTCCTCAATCTTATATCCTTCTATCAGTTCCCCGTATCCGTCATGAAGACTTTCGGCTACATAACACTTACCATTCTCCATGCGATAGCGTTGCCTCCACCATCGTTGCCGTGTTTTGTCCTCATCATCAGGAGTCACACAGTAAAATAGGATTACTTTGCTGATTACGTCTATATCATCTGGTTCTGTCTCGTACAGAAATCCATCCGCAGGTACAAACATGATTCCCAGTTTGTCAGGGGTAACATTTACCTTGATCGCAACCTTGCCCCCAATAAAGCAATCTTTTGCCCCCTTTAACAATTTCCCAGACCATAGGCACTTCTTCAATACCTCTTTCAGATATTCCTGCATCGCCGTTTCATTCGGTTTTCCGTCATCTGTCTTTTCTTCATCTGGGCATGTCACTTTTATATCCGGCGGTTTACCTACCATAAATTCAGCCTGCTTATTGATAAGGCGCTTAATTTTCTTTGATCTCAGCTCTGTAGGACTGAACTTCTTTTCCTCGCTGTCTTCGCCCACATCTTCAATGCTGAATTCAGCGCCTTCCTCATATATCTCATACCATTTCTGTACCTCGGCTAACCGTTGCGTTACATACGGTCCGTATGGCCCAGAAGATAATTCATTTAATATGAAAATTGGTAAATCCATAAAACCCATATCACTCACCCCTTTCTCCATATTTTTTATCACTGTATATTCCGTATCTCATAGCATCCATCACGTCATCCATTTCTTTTACCGGAGCTTCTTCTCCCTCTTTCCATGCATAGGTGTCAATCTCGTTGTCAAACTCTTCCACCTCTTCCCGAACAGCAAAAAGACGACGTGTCTTAAACAACGTCGCCACCTCTGCAATCCCTGCGATCACATCCTTTATTGCTTTTATAGCCCTCAGTCCTTCTTTCCTCATCTCATAAATTAGATCAGGTCGGGCAGAATCACAATAAAAGTTTATGTATCCATATTTATCCGTCAATTCCTGGCCTATCTTTATCCAATCATCAATGGAACGATATTTGGCTGTCCACTCTTTTAGTATATAGATGTTTCCATCCGTTCCCTCGCCAAACAACAAGAAACATCCTGGGTGCTCCCATCCAAAGTCTACCCCAACCCAATGCCTTACTATCTGTGGCACTCGTTCCTTCGATATATAGTGAATATTCCGGTCAAAATCCGGGTATATAATACCTGCCGCCGCTACCCATGCCCCGTTGATGTCCCTGTCATAAAACATACCGGATGGTGTAGTATCCATGATACTGCGTCTGTACCTCTCTGTCGTGAATGTATTATCTGTAAGCTTCCATTGCTCCGCATGTATTGTAAAGCCGTCCGCATTGTCTATATAATCCTTTTTCAGCCAGTGTGAGGGGCTGTCGGGATTTGTATCTATTATCAGACGGGCACCGTCTCCTGAGCATCTGGACTTTATCTCATTGAAAACCTCCTGGTTTGATACTGTGGCCTCATTGATATAAGCGCCATAGGCAGTCATACCACGAATCCTAGTCAGATCATTTATTTTGCTATGCCCGAAGCAGCACACCTGTACGCCAAATAATTTGAATCTATTGAACCTGTCAAATTGAAATTCCAACCCGTACTTATTTGTCAGCTCATTAAGGATATTCCTGTTGATAGCTCCTAAATCGGAACCAGCAAGGATATATTGTGGTAAGGCAACTCCCAGGGATTCTGCTATCCGTCTCACCCGCAACAGCTCATAGAGAAATAGATCATTGTCCAAAACGGTCTTACCCGAACGTTTCGCCCCGTGGTTGATAAGCATGAAATAATCATTGTTCATGGCAAATTTAAGTACGGATTGTTGCTTTGGGCTGTAGAGCTGATTTATACTCACTTCCTCATATCCTCCTCTATAGCTCTTATGTACTTTTCTACGGCTTTCTCACCTGAATTACCATTTACCTCATGCTTGTCTCTCCAGACATCTGGCTTGCGGTTCTTTAGCCAGAAGATTTGTGCCGTTGTGTCCGGTACAACTTCTTTTCTTACCTTTTTGGTTATTTTCATTTCCAGGTTACCCGTTTCTGGATCTTCGCAAATCTCTTTAGTCACTTCCTCATAAGAATACCCCAATGCCCGTTTAAGCAAAGCATTCTCTACCTGCCGGTCCACTACCTCTTTCCCCTTTTTTAGGGCCTCCGAAATCTCCTCGTGTTCATTTTTCCACCGATACAGAGTAGAAGGTACTATCCCCATGTTCTCAGCTATTTGTTCATCTATCAGGCCATCTCTGGCCCACCCCTCCAGCAATAGTAAGCCTTCCGACGTTAACCAGTATTCATATTTTCCTTTTGCCGTAAGGCTCACCTCCTTTTCTGCATACAAAAAGAGACACCGAGGTGCCTCTTACTCTTTTACTAATTTATAACCCTGCAACGTAATTGTCCTAGATTGCGCTGGTTGATAATCAATCAGTCCCCAACGTTTTAGTGCCTCCAGGTGAACCCACACCGCTGACGTTGAATTAATCCCTATCGCCTTACATATGTCCCTCACAGACGGTGAATACATATTTTTAGTCATATATTCCACAATAAAGTTATATACATCCATCTGGCGCTTTGTCGGTTCAGTTCTCATTTTATCATCTCCAAACATGTATTCTTTTTGTTATTATAGAACATATGTTCTTATATGTCAAATGGAGGATTATCCCATACGCTTAATCGGCATAGCCGGAATCGAACCGGCGGCACACGCCTTATAAGGCCGCCGCTCTCCCTCTGAGCTATATACCCATAACAAAAGCGCCCAGCCAGTTATCTGACCAGACGCTCGATGTAATACCTAAAATGAAATATGTAATATTTATTCAAATTTTATTTTTAACTTTTTAAATCTAATATTTTTCTTTCCTAGATAACCATTAGATATTATTCTATAAATTTCATTAATATTGTCTTTTATTGTATTATACACTATAGTCTGCTCTTCGCCAATAAACTCTTTACCTGTATTCGTGACTAAGTAATCCTCTAGATTTTGGATAGTCTCTTTTAATTGCTTATAAAATTCTGGATTATTATACTGAAAATATAAAGAGTCTTGCCTTAATTTTTGCAATTCATTGATAAGTTTATCTGCATCTATAAGTTTATTATATAAATCAAATTTTATATATTTCCTAGCAGTTGGTATTTCATATACTAAATGATTTTTATAAATATCTTTATAATATTCTGATTCTAAATTTATACGACTTAATCGTACCTCTTTAATGTATTCAACAATCGCAACGACAATTGAAATAATAATAGCCACAATTGATAAAAAATCACTCCACATCGTAATACCTCATAATAAATTACTAATTATTATTTTTTTCAGTTCTTCCTTAGTTGAATTAATTTCAATATTCTTTTCAACTCCTGACACCCCAATGTGTTGTACAATATTTTCAAAAAAACCCTGTATAAAAGAAGAGGCAATTCTTTGAATATTATCTGGAAATACGATTGTTATTTTTTGGTCAAAATTAATTCTATTTTCAACCTGATTTTTGTATGTTTCCATTCCAAATTCATACCCTGCTAAGCCTTCCAATGATTTTTCAAATTTTAGCTTAATTATATTATCCACTTTTCTTCTCTCCTTTTCATAACAAAATTCAAATTATACGCAGTACCAGGCAAAAATATAGAATTACTCCCTGTTACTATACCCGAAGGGGCCTGACTAAAAAAGTCATTACTCTCATTAAACCCAATCCATCCTTCTTTATTGTACTCAAGATATTGATGGAAAAACCACAATGCTCTGTTCCCAGTAATTAAGTAGCACTTATGAGCATCTGAACGCTTTTCAAGAGAAGATATTAACTTTGTAAGTCCAGTACCTCCTGTAGATACCTTTTTATTTCTTCCTGATATTTTGTGTTGAAAAGCAGCAATGTTAAAAAAATCAGCATCTTGATACACTGAATTCATAAAAGACTTATGTTTTTCATAGGCTTCTTTTACTAACACATATCTTTCAAATAAATTTATATCTTGATTTGTTATCTTTCTTTTAATGCCATCTCCTAACAGTTTTTCAGAAAAATTAATCACTGCAATATTTATACCCAAAAACGCACTACTATTTTCTTGTTTAAAATAAGAATTCGTAACATCCAAATCTACCAGACATTCAGACGCTGCATGCTCCCAAGCATTTCCTATTAGTTCAACAATAACTTCCGATATTTCATCAATACACTCTTCTCCAACACCAGAATACTTTAAAAAATAAGAAATATCATCCATTCTTCTTGATAACTCTACATTATTTGAACTCTTTCTCATTACCCTTCTATAATGATTTTTATATAGATCATCACAGAACTTATCCGTATATTTCTTCATGTTGTCTTTATCGCTGTTGTTTAATAACAATAATGGAGAAGACGCAATTCCTTCTATAAAAATATTATGTTCACACTTGAAAATCACTGTAACCCTATGTCCATAACTTTTTATTAATATATTGCATATTATTTCAAGAAAAATATATGTTAACTTATCAGTAAATACTATATCACCTAAATTTATAATAATAGGCATTCTAACATTTGCATATTTTTCTTTTAAAGTATTTACATATGCTAATAATTTTTTAATGGAATTGCCATTAAATTCTTTATCTTTATTTTGAAATATAGCATGACCATTTTTAATAATTATATTCTTAGAATTAGTTTTTATTACATTTTTATTTAGTAGCAATTCGTCATTTTCCATTTTACTTTCCCTAAATATATTTTCTTTCATTTTATACTAGGTTTGATAAAATTGCAACAAAATACCCCGTATTTCCACGGGGTATTGTCTAAATGTATTTTGGGGGCGGTATACGCCAAAAGGCGATTGCTTACCCCGGGGGATAATCCCGGGGGCTCTTGTAGCATATGGAGCTCCGTACACTGCCATACACCCTGCCTCTCCGGTGATCCGGCGACAGATAAGCTTACTGGGAATGTTGGATTTGAACCAACGACACTGCGGTTAACAG